CGGAATTGCCCGCAGGGGGCGCGCCATGGATGGCGCGCATTTCTCCGTCGGCACACGGACGTGCCTGTGGGGGAGTGTTCGGTTTGTCAGTTGGAGACACACCCGGTTTTATGTAGGTAAGAGGTTGTGGCTCAACGGATTATCAGGGCCGAACCCACGAATTAAGCGGCGAGCCGGTTTGGCAGTGGATGAAACGAAAACGGGCGGATTGTGCTCGCGGTTTGGCAGTTAGTGAGGCGAGTATATTGCGGGAGTGCGCGCAGGGGCAGCTAGCCACCGCCTGCCACGCCTCCATGGCGGAGCCGGAGCTTGCCTTGCGGGCCTTACTCCGAGGGCGCTAATGTGCATGAGAGGAAGACGTTTCCGCCGATCTCCATTGGAGAGACCGTAAACACCACATTATTTATCGCCGCAGACCTTTTGCCCTGGCTCGCAGCCGCTGTCTTAACTACTTCGAAAATACGCCACCTCTGTTCCTCCTCGGTTGGCGCTATCCCAATAATGCCAAGCATCGTGCAGCGAATCATCTTTCTCAAAGCATCCCCTGAATCGTTGATAGCAAACAGCGATCCCGTCTCCTTCTTTCCAACAGCTATGACTGTATTTTTAAGGCCAGTGGTTGCAATCCAGGTGAGGCCGTTGTCCGATTTACGCCAACCCTTTATTTGGAACGGCTCTGCCTGTTCGATGCCGCGCTTGATGGCTTCCGCGTCGTAGTCAGCGAAGGCTGTAACGGGCAAAAACAGGATGGTGAGGATAATGAAGGGGCGGAACATGACAGCGCTTCTCCTTATTCAAAAACCAAGTCCTAGCAAGGCGTAACGGGCGACGGTGCGGCGCTCAAGTTCGTGGCCGGCAGCGGCTTCGTCGTCGGCTATCTGCCGGCAAATCCCTGCAATCAATTCAGCTTTGCGCTCGGGCGGCAATTTGCCGTAGCGGGCGCCGTCAAACTCCTCAACTGCCTGGACAACGTCGCGGATGATGGCCGGCGAAACCCCTTTATAGCCGCCACCTTCCTCGACCCCGCCAGAGAACTGGCCGCTGTCCTGCAGCAGCATGCGGCCTTCTCCCGTGGCCAACCAGTCCAATGACACCCCTGCCCCGTGAGCCATGCGTGCCAATGGTTCAAAGGAGGGCGTCACTTCTTCTCGGATGTATCGCTGCAGCGTGTCCGCAGATATCCCTGCGATGTCGGCGGCATGTTTTCTAGTACCTAGAGTCGATGCGACCTCGCCAATGCGCGATCCGATTCCGGTAGCACGAATCGGATCGCGTGATCCGATTCTGTTTTGCTGATCCGATTCGCCTTTTTTCATTTTGAATTCATCCAGTTACACGTGATTACAGGCACATGTTCTTGTCTCACGAATCGGATCGCCGCAGACGTACTTGCATGGCTAGAATATCTGCCGTATAGTTTCACCACAGGTAACGGCACACCTGCGGTGCCACGTAACGAACCGGAGCCCATCATGGACCACGAACAAATCACGCAGGCGCTGGCCGGAATAGGTCACAACTGGACCACCGCCGCCGCCGCCATCAGCAAGAGCCGATCCGCACTTGTGCGTGTATCCAAGCGCGACATCAAGAGCCGCGCGGTTGCCCTGGCCTTGTGCGCCCTGCTGGAGAAGGCGCCGACCGAGGTCTTTCCCGATACCCCCGAATACGACCGTGAGCCGCCCGCGGAGACGCGCGCCAGGCGCATCGCCGAAGGGAAGGTGAAGGTCGATACAGCTCTTCGTCGCGGGCGGGTGTAAGCCGCTTACGGGGATAAGGCTACCGGCAAGCGGGGACGTTTTCCAATAAATCGTTTAGACACGGGGGGTAGAGGGGTGATTCCGAGCCGTCGGCAGTATTGGAAACGTGTGCGCGCCACTTCGCTGCGCCAGGCGTTCCGCCTCTGCAAGGACTATGCGCGCGAGGCGCGCAACCTGTCGGTGGAGCGCATCGCCGACCTGATGGGGGTGACGGACGACTCCTTATATAAGTGGTTGGCCACCGCCAAGATGCCGACCAACCTGATCCCGGTCTACGAGAACGCCTGCGGCTGTCACTACGTCACAGACTACCTGGCCGGATCCACCCACCGACTCCTCATAGATATACCCCGTGGCCGCTCGGCCACCGACACCGAGATCAACCAGCTGCAGGTCGACGCCGCCGAGGCCATCGGGCTGCTGCTCAAGTTCCGCGCCGGCGGCGCGGACGCCAGCGCCACGCTGGACGCCTTGCAGCGACTGCTGCAAGGGGCCGCGTGGCATCACGCCAATGTCGCCAAGCACGAGCAACCGGAGCTTGGCCTGTTCGAGGGAGAGAACGATGAGTGACGTCACGATCACCCTATCCCAGGCTGATATTGGCCTGCTGCTGGGAGCCATCGCCGCCCGCCGTGATCAGCTCAGGGACGGGATCGCGCTGTTCACCGACGGACAGGGCGATGGCGATATCTTGCCGTACCTCCAGCGCCCAGACATCCGCAACCACGTCGCCAAGCAGCGCGCCGCCCTGGATGAACTGCACGCCCTGCATGACCGGCTGATCCGCGTCTGGCATCCGGAGCCGGTAGAAAGCGGTCCAGTCGGAGGCATTTCGGCTAGGGATGTCGGTCATGGATAAGACCTGGTTCACGGCCGCCGAACTGGCCGCCTTGCCCGATATGCCGAAAACCGCCCGCGCGGTGAACATCTGGGGCGACAAGGGCCTGATGGAGCGCCGTCCTCGGGAAAAGGGGAAAGGGTGGGAGTACCACCTCAGAAGCCTGCCGGATAAAACCCAAGAGGCCATAATCAAGCACACCCTAGCGACCGCCCCGGCCCAGCCGCCGGCGGAGGTGCCGCCGAAGGCGCGTGCTTTGACAGCGCCGCCCAAGGCCACGGACCTCAAGACCTGGCAGCGCGACCGCATGGTAGCTCGCTTGGCGATCCTTAACGAGGTTCGGCGGCTGGCGCTGGGCGGCGGGCTCGGCACCCAGAAGGCGATCAGCCAGGTCTGCAAGATGGCGCAGGCCGGCGAGTTGGGCGACTACCTGCAAGGGCAGGCGCTGCTGGCCAATGCCCGCAGCGGAGGCAGGGAGGGCTCGCGCACGCTGTCCGAGCGGACCGTATACCGCTGGCTGGAGAAGATGAACGCCCAGGGCAACACCGCCCTGGCGCCGAAAGACCAGCCGCCCATGGATATCCCGGCCTGGGCGCGCCCGCTGCTGCAGCTGTACTGCCAGCCGCAGAAGCCGAGCCTGCACCGCATCGTCACCAAGAAGCTGCCGCCACTGCTGGCCGAGGGTGTCGAGCCGCCGAGCTACGACCAGGCCAAGCGATTCCTGGCCAAGCTCTCGCCGATCACCAAGAACCGCGGCCGTATGGGCCCGCGCGAACTCAAGGCCTTGCGGCCGTACGTCCAGCGCGACACCTCCGACCTGCTGCCGGCCGAGGTGTACACCTCCGACGGTCACACCTTCGATGCCGAGGTGGCACACCCCGATCATGGAAGACCGTTCCGGCCGGAGGTTACCAGCGTCATTGATATCGCCACGCGGCGCTGCACCGGCTGGTCGGCCGCGCTGTCGGAAAACACCTGGTCGACGGCGGACGCGCTGCGCCATGCCTGCGAGACCGCTGCCGTTCCCGCTATCTGGTACACCGACAAGGGCAAAGGCTTCATCAATGAGGTCAAGGGCCTGATTCTGGACCGTCTCTCGATCACCCACGAAACCAGCTTGCCCTACAACTCCCAGGCGCGCGGTGTTGGCGAGCGCAGCCACAAAAGCCTGTGGGTCGCGCTGGCCAAGGACTTGCCCACTTACGTGGGCAAGGACATGGACCCCGAGGCGCGCAAGAAGGTGTTCAAGATCACCCGGGAGGACATCAAGAACAGCGGGCAGTCGCCCCTGCTCATGTCCTGGCCGGAATTCCTGAAATTCCTGGCCGATGGCGTCGCGGACTACAACAACACCCCGCACAGCAGCCTGCCCAAGCTGCGCGATCCCTACACCGGCAAGGTGCGCCACCAAACGCCGAACGAGGCCTGGACCGAGGGCGAGCGCCGCGCCAAGGAAGAAGGGGTCGAGCTGTTCACGCTCACGCCGGCGGAGTCAAAGGACCTATTCCGGCCGTACAAGACCAACGTCCTCATCCATCGCGGCGGGGTGCGCCTGTTCGGCAACACCTACTTCTCCAAGGAGCTGGAACACTTCCACGGGCTCATGGCGAACATCCACTACGACATCCACGACGCCGAGAAGGTGTGGGTGCGGGATACCGACGGCCGCCTGATCTGCATCGCCGAGTTCGAGGGCAACAAGCACCGCTACTTCCCCGTGTCTGCCACTGAGCAGGCTACCGAGCGCCGCGCCCAGGGCCGCATGAAGCGCCTGCAGAACGCCATGGACGAAGTCGAGCTGGAGCGCACAGGTGGCCGCCTCCTCATCGAGGCGCAGCCCCTGTCCGACATCGATCAGGCCCTCGCGCAGCAGCAGTTCGAGCAGCTGATGGCGCAACAACTCGACGACGCGCCGGAGAACTTCCAGGTGGCCGCCGCCCGTTTCGAGGCACTGACAAACGGCGCGCCCATGCGGCCGCTCTTCGCCTCCGACCGGGATAAATACCTGTGGCTGGAGCAACACGCCGACCAGGTCGTCGACGACGACGCGGCGTGGCTGGAGTGGTACCGCAACACCAATGAATTCCAACTGATGTTTGGCTGACCGGGGGATAACAACAATGAAATCAGAGTTCGCACGCACAAAAAACGTCATGCGCTTCCTTACCGGCACCACCGTGGTGGCCGAGCGCGGCGCGCCGGAGGCCTCGTGGATGCTGGTCCACGGCAAGGCGGGCTTCGGCAAAACGGGCACGCTGATGTGGTGGGCGGCCAAGACAGGCGCCATCTACCTGCGCGCCAAGGAACGCTGGTCGCCGCGCTGGTTCCTGCAGGAGCTGGTCGAGGCGGCGGGCGCCAGCCCGGCCCATTACTCCAAGGCCCTTATGGAGCAAGCGGTGAGCCTCATCACCCGCGCCCAGGACGATGCCGAATACGACAGCAGCCGGTTTCCGGCAATCGTCATCGACGAAGCGGACAACACCACCCACGACAGCGGCATCCTGGAGACAGCGCGCGACCTCTCCGACCTCACCGAGATCCCGGTGATTCTGGCCGGCATGGGGCGCTTCGTCCGCTACGTCCAGAAACGGGACCAGATCTACAGCCGCTTCGCGGAGATCGTCGAGTACGGCCCCAACGACACCGACGACGTGCGCGCCGTGTGCGCGCAGCTGGCCGAGGTGACCGTGGCCGACGACCTGATCGAGCGCATCACCCGCGAATCGCACGGCCGCGTCCGCTCCATGCTCAACGCCATCGCCCGCTGCGAGACTCACGCCAAGCGCAACCGCCTCACCACCCTGACCGCCGACCACATGAAGGGGCAGGAGTTGGTGCGCGACATCGACGCCCTGGCGGCCCGCGCGGCCAAGGCTGGCAGGTGAAGACCATGGGCCGCCTCATCACAGCCCAGCGCGTGCTCCAGGTGCTGGTCGACGCCGGCCGGCAGATGACCGTCCCCGAGCTGCACGCCGCCTTCGGCCCCGAGCCGCAGGGCGACATCTACCAGCGCCTGCGCCCGCTCATCGCCCGCGGCCTGGCCAAGCACGTCCGGCGCGGCGTCTACGAGGCCACCGCCGCCGGCCGCATCTGGCTGGAGCACGGCGAGCCGATCCGCCAGGGCATGAGCCGCGCCCCGAAGCGGTTCAACAACACCATCGGCCAGCGCGTCTGGCGAATCCTGCGCATCCAGAAGCGCATGGCGCTGGCGGAGCTGTGCCAACTCACCGAGGCGCGCACAGAGAGCGTCCGCCGCTACATGGGCGGGCTGGCCTCGGCGGGCTACTGCAAACGTTACGGCAACCCCGGCGCCACGCGCTGGTTGCTGATCCAGGATACCGGGCCCCAGGCCCCGGTATGGGACCAGGTCCTGCGCCGGTTCCATGACCCCAATACGGGGTTGCTGTTCTGTCCTTTAAAACCAACGGAGAAACGCAATGAGCAAAACCAAGAGTGATCTGATCGAAGCCGTGTCCGCTGAGGCGGACATCAGCAAGGCCGCTGCCGGCAAGGCCGTCGACGCCCTGATCGGCGGAATCACCAGCGCCCTGAAGGCGGGGGAAAAGGTCGAGGTGCGCGGCTTCGGCACCTTCGAGCGCGTCGAGACGGCCGCCCGCACCGGTCGCAACCCCAAAACCGGGGAGCCGGTCGAAATCCCGGCCGGCAGCCGCGTGAAGTTCAAGGCCGGCAAAGACCTCAAGTAAGGCCAAGACATCGGGGCCGGAGTTCCGGCCCCGTAACCAAAGGAGTTACGCAACATGGCAACCGAAAAGATTGGCGACAAGGAATACATGCGCGACCCCCGTGGCGCGCTGATCCCGGTCGAGGTGGTCCGCTCCCTGGACAAGCTGCGCGACGAAGTTGTCGACCAGGTGTTCGTCGAGCTGGAACAGTTCCGGGAAACGCAGCGCGCCTTCGTCGCCCGCATCAGCGACAAGGTCAATTCCTTCCTGGCCCTGGAGGCGCAGGAATACGGCGCCGAGCGCACCGACTGGAAGGGCAACCTGCGCCTGACCAGCTACGACGGCCTGCGCCGCATCGATCGCGTGATCTCCGACCGCATCACCCTGTCCGAAACCCTGCAGATCGCCGTCGGCCTGATCAACGAACTGGTCGAGGAGTGGTTCGAGGGCGCCCGCGTCGAACCGGTGGCCCTGCTCAAGCGCGCCCTGCGCACCGACGAAGCAGGTCACTACAACACCGGCGAGCTGCTGGGCCTGCGCTCCCTGGAGATCAACGACGAACGCTGGGAGCGCGCCATGCGCGCCATCCAGGACGCGATCACCGTCGAGGGGATCAAGGTGGCGGTGCGTTTCGGCAAGCGCGACGAACCCAACGGCAAGTTCCGGGGCATCCCCCTGGACATGTCGGATCTGTGGGGCTGAGGTAACGGCGCCGGGGCCGCCAGGCCCCGCGCAAACACAAGGGAGAGACAGCATGAATATGCAGCGCAAGGTGCAACACAGCGAAACTTTCAGCGGCGAGCGCGTCAATCTGGCCGATCCGCGGCCCGACACCATCAACCTGACGGATATCGTCACGTCCCTGTCACGCGTGCCCCGCTTCAACGGCCACACCTCTGTGCCGTTCTCCGTCGCGCAGCACTGCGTGCTGACGGCGGAAATCGTCCACCGCCTGCATCCCAGCGCCGACGGCCTGCTGGAGCGCCAGGCCCTGCTGCGCGACGCCTACGTAGCCTACCTCGGCGAGCCCACCCGCCCGCTGCTGGCCATCCCCGCGTATGCCAGCGCCTGGGAGTGGCTGGCGCCGCAAATGTCCCGCGTCATCCATGACGCCCTGGGCGTGCCGCGCCCGGATGCCGCCGCCGCCGAATTGCTGCGCCATTGCAACGACATCGGCCGCGCCATCGAGGCCCGCACTCTAATGATCTCCCGTGGCGACGGCTGGGACCTCCCGCCCATTCCGGCCGCGGTGGCCACCATCAACCTCGAACCCCTCGACCACCAGGAGGCCGCACGGCAGTGGCTCCATGCCTGGAACATGACCGCCTACGTGCAGCCGCGCCCGGTGGCCCGTGCGGCAGGAGCCTGATCATGGACATGCGCGACGTAAAAGACGAAATCATCCGCCTGCTGGCGGTGCACGGCCGCCTGCGCCGGGCCGAGCTGCTGGCCAAGTCCGACCTGCTGAGCGCCGACCAGGCAAAGCAGCTGAGCAACGCGCTGTTCCAGCTCAAGGGCGTCGGCCAGATCACCCAGGACGAAGAAAGTTATTACGACCTGGTGGGCGAAGAGGAACAGAAAGACGACGCCAAACCGGAACACACCCCGACGCTGCGCGCGCCGGCAACCCCCGCCGGCCAGGACACGCCGGGCGAGGCGCAGCAGGCTCCATATAGCCGTCTCGGCCGCCCCGCCGTGCGCCAGGCCATCGAACGCATGCTGACCGAACACGGCGCCGTCCACCGCACCGACTTTGCGGCCAAGTCCGAAGTCCTGGCCGGCGCCACCAGCGCGGAAATCTCCGACGCGCTGCATGTCATGAAAAAGGACCGGGCCGTGACGCTGGGCCGCGACGGCTTCCTCCGCCTGGCCCTGGCGGCCGATGCAGATTCCACCTTGCAGCTGCTGCGCGGCAACGCCGACGCCACCCGACAGACCGCCCAGGGTTACATCGACGGCCTGGACGATCCGGTGCTCGATCAGCTCCTCGCTGCCGCCGAGCAGGCACAGCGCGCGCTTCAAACCTACGTCAGTCAGTGCGAGGGGAGATAGCCATGGCCACCAGAACCCTCACATTCGAAGACCACGGCCAGGACTTCCTGGAATGGGACATCGACGAAAACGGCAAGGTGGTGGAGTGCCGCCCGTTCCAGGGGTGGGTGTGGGAAGGGGCCGTGGTGCACCTGGACACCCTCGCCCTGGGCGAAGCCCCGCGCATCACCCCGAAGAGCGGCCGCGTCATGCGCCTGCGCTACCCGGTGATCGACATCCGGGAGGCCAGCCAATGATCGAGGTCGACTACGAATGGCGCTGGGCCTACCGCCTGCTGCTGCGCGACATCGAGCAGCAGCAGGCGCATGGGATACCGATGGACAAGAAGAGGATCGGAGCATGAACAAAGACGACGCCCTGCGCCGCATCAAGGCCTGCCTGGCGCGCGCCCGCTGCGACGGCGCCAGCGAGAACGAAGCGGAGACCGCCCTGCGCCAGGCGCGCGCGCTGATGGAGAAATACGGCGTCGACGAAGGCGATGTAGCCGCGGCCGACGTGTGTACCCATGAGACCGCGATCAACAGCTTCGGCCTGCCGCCGGTGTGGGGCATGAACCTGGCCGGCCTGGTCGGGCGGTTCTTCCAGTGCCGGCCCATCTGGGTGCATGGCGCCGACTGGCGCAAGGTCAAGACCTGCGTGGAGTACCACGGCATCGGCGTGCGTGCAGAGATCGCCGCCTACGCCTTCCAGGTGCTGTACCGGCAGCTGCTGCGCGACCGCCTCGCCTACCTCAAGACCATCCCGAAGCGCATCAAGCGCGCCAACCGCACGGCCCGCGCCGACGCCTTCGCCGAAGCCTGGGTGAATGCCGTGTGGATGAAGGTGCGGCAGTTCGCCGGCGAGCTGCCGGAGGAAGTGACCAACGCCATCGAAGCCTTCCTGACCAACAAAGGAACCAAGCTGCAAAGGGTGGAAAAAGACGGCGCCCTCGGCAAGAAAGGCGTGCGCGGCATCAACGAAGCAGCCTGGGCCGGCCACGCCGCCGGCCAGGACGCAGAACTCAACCACGGCGTCGGCCAGGCGGGCGGCCCGGCGCTGCTGACCAAGTAAACACAACGGGAGAAACGAACATGGCGAAAAAAACGGCAAATCAACAGCAGCGCCAGGTCGATGCCTGGAACGGGAAATACCCGGTCGGCACGCCGGTCAAGCTCCGCAAGAACGACGGCACCAGCGTCAAGACGGTGACCCGCAGCAAGGCCGAGCTGCTGGGCGGCCACACCGCCGTCGTATGGCTCGAAGGCGTCGTCGGCTGCTACTGCCTCACTCACGTCCGCCCGCTCTAAGAGGAACGTCGCCATGAACTTACGCACCCTCACCGCCGGCGCCCTGCTCATCGGCTGCATCGGCCTGCTGCAATACCACTCGATCGCCTTCTGGTCCGCCAACGTCGATCCGCTCACCGGGGCCTTCTGGTCGGTGGTGATCGAGGGCGCCGCCTTGTGGCTGTGGAGCGACCGCCGCCTTGCCCGCCGCGCCCTGGGCGTGGTGGCCACGCTGTTGCTGTTGGCCGGGCCGATGTACCAGGTCAGCGCCCCGCTGTTCCAGGAGGAGGTCGACGTGGTGGCCACCGCCGAGCGCCGCGCCGAGCTGCAGGGCGAGGTCACCCAGCTGCAAACGTCGCTCGCCGTCTACGAGGCCAACTCCCAGGAGCGTGGCGGCTGGGCGAAGCGCATCGATGCCACGCAGGCCCGCCTCGACGCCGCCCGGGCGGAACTGGCCGCGCAGGCTGCCGCTGCACCGGAGCGCATGGAATGGCAGCGGCAGGCCGTCATCGGCCTCCAGGCGCTGGCCATCGCCCTGCTGCAACTAGTGGGTGTGCTCTGCATCAGCGAACTGCGCCAGGCCGCTCAGGAGCCCGCAGGAGCGCATCCGGAAGAGACCGAGGCCAACGCCCAGGGCGAAAGCGCCGCCAGCGCCTCCCAGGACGTCCCGCGCGGCCTGCGGCGCCTGCACCGCCCCACGCCCGCCGCCCCGAACCCGCTGCGCGCGGCGGCGGCGTAACGGGGCTTGTCCCGTGGACGCGCAGCACAGGCCCGCCGAAGAGGACGACGTCATGGAATTCCGCGAAGAGCGTGCCGCCATCGCCGAATACGACGGCAACCTGCCGCGCGTCGCCGCCGAGGCCTACGCCCGCACGCTTACTGAGCAATACCGCACGCGCCGGGCCCGGACCGCGGCGCCGCAGCCGGACATGTTCGGCGGGGCGGAGGAGCCGAAGAAGCCCAGCGGTCGCAAGGCGATGGTGGCGGCCATGTCCATCCACCAGCTCAAGGGAATGCTGTCATGAAAGACCGTCGCGACAAGGATCTGGCCATGATCCACATCGCCCGTAAAGACCTGGCGTTGGACGAAGCAACGTACCGGCTGGTGATTCGCACCGCCGGGCGCGCGCCCTCCGGATCCTCCGGCGATCTGAGCGCCCTGGGCCGCAGCAAGGTCCTGGCCCACTTTCGGGCCTGCGGCTGGAAGCCCAAGCCGGCCACGACACGCCGGCCGGCGCGCAGCGAGCAGGACGCCAAGATTCTCGCCCTCTGGGGCGAGCTGGAGCGGATGGGCGTGCTGCGTGTCCCTGGAGACAAGGGGCTGGATGCCTTCATCAAGCGGCAGACCGGCATCGAGACGCGGGAATTTCTGCGGCCGCGGCATAAGGCGGCAATCATCGAGGCCCTGAAAAAGTGGGTCGCACGCGAGAAGGCAAAAGGAGAGAGAGCATGAGTATCGACAAGCAGAAGGCTTTGGAGGAGCAGATCACTCCGCTGGCCAAACAGATCTACGAGATATGCGAGGCCAACGGCATCCCGTGCGTGATGTCGTTCCAGCGGCCCACCAAAGAGGCCGGCGTTACCCGCATGCGCAATTTCGTCTTCCTGCCAAAGGAGGCCGCCCCGGACGATGCCCTGTATCTGGCCGCCGGCTTGCTGCGCAAGGGCATGGGCGTCCTGCTGGGCGTGTCGGTCAGCGTGGGCGCCGCCCCGCAGCCAACGAAGCACTGAGGCCGGGGGCGAATCATGGCGGGCGACAAGGTGCTGGAGTGCAAGCCGGATATGGCTGTGTACCGGCTGGAGAACGGACGCTACCTGTGCGCGTTCACGCACGGCGGCGTGTCCTGGACCGGCCGCGGCGATACCCAGCGCCTGGCCATTGCCGCCGCCATGTTCGCCTACGGCATCACCCTCGATCTCGACCTGCTCATGAACCCGCCGGACCTGGACTGATGGCCAACCCCGTCAACCTCGACCTCTTCGGCGGCCCCGAGCGCCCGCCCGGCCCGCTGGCCACGCCGCGGCGCCGCGCGGTGGAGTACCGCAAGCACAGCCGCCGGCCGCGCTGGTGGCATATGGCGCGGCCCTATGCGCGGCCGGAGGAGATCGACGGGCTGCTGGCGCAGATCGCCGAGGCAGCTGGAGGCGGTGAGGCGGGGCTGAAAGTGGCGCTCGACATCGCCGAGGCCTGGGGCGGCACCAAGCAATACGTGCCGGCACGGCCCGACGCGGGACACCCGCTCGTGGCCATCGTCGGCTGGGACGCCGCCCTGGCCATCGGCGCCGCGCTCGGCACCAACGACTGGCAGTTCCCCAGTGGCGAACGCAACCTGCTGCCGGCACGGCGTCGGCTGATCCGGGAACTGTACGAAGAACTGCGCTCGACCACGAAAGTGGCCATCGAGCTCGGTCTGGGCGAATCAACGATCAGGGAGGCGTTATGAGCGACTGGACCGCAGCAGACATGGCGGGCGCCATCGTCCTGGTGGCGGTGATCGAGGTGCTGCTCGGCCTGGTGATCGCCCGAGTCGTCATGGGAGGGAAAGACGATGGAAAGTAACTGCCAAAAGTACCGCCCATCGAACGCCACCGAGGGCGACGCGTTCACGGCCGTCTATTGCGATTGCTGCGAGCTCCGCCGGCGTCGCGATGAGGACTACCGCGCCTGCCCGATATACCTGGCCGCTGTTGCACATCAGGTCGACGACCCTGGATATCCGCCGGAGTGGGTGATCGGTGAGAACGGGGTGCCGCGCTGCACCGCCTTCGTCCCCGCCATAGGCGCCGAGGATTGCGCGCCGCCATCCGCCCGACTCGCGATGGAGATGATGGAGTGGCTGGCGCTCCGGATTGAAACCAGGCCCGCCTCGCCTGACTTGGCGGAGAAGTTCCGCGCCGTCGAGGGGCAGCTGTAGGCCATGAACCCGGACATCATCAACGGCCTGTTCGAGCTCGTGGGCGCCTGGGTGGCCTGGGCCAACGCCTGGAAGCTCTACGCCCAGCGGGAGATCCGCGGCGTGTACTGGCCCGCCTGGGTGTTCTATTCCGCCTGGGGCCTGTGGAACCTGGTCTATTACCCCAGCCTGGACCAGTGGGCCTCCTTCGCCGGCGGCGTGCTGCTGGTGTCGGGGAACATCGCCTGGGTGGCGATGGCCTGGCGGTTCGGACTGTTGCGGCCGGAGGTGGTGCGGTGAACGCGCCCCGCCACTACTGGACCCCGGAGGAAGAGGCGCTGCTGCGCCGCGAATACGCGGACACACCGACGGCGGCGCTCGCCGATCGCATCGGCATCCCCGCGGAACTGGTCTATCGCAAGGCGTATCGCCTGGGGCTCAAGAAGAGCGATGAGTTTCATTCCGGGCCCAACTCGGGCCGCCTCAAGCCGGGCACCTCGACAGGCGCAAGCGGCCGGTTCCAGAAGGGCATTCGGCCATGGAACACCGGCATGAAAGGACTTGATGTCGGCGGCCGGTCAGTGGGGACGCGATTCAAACCGGGCAGCCGGCCGCAAACCTGGGTGCCCGTCGGCACCGAAGTCGTGGACACCGACGGCTACCGCAAGCGCAAGGTGCGCGACGACGCCCCCCAGGCCCGGTCCTACCGGAACTGGAAGTTCGTCCACGTAATCCTGTGGGAAGAACACAACGGCCCGGTGCCGAAAGGCCACGCCGTCGTATTCAAGGACGGCAACCGCGCCAACGTCTGCATCGAGAACCTGGAGCTGCTATCCCGGCGCGAACTGATGCGGCGCAACACCATCCACAACTATCCGGCCCCCATCAAAGACGCCATACGTACCAATGCCAGCCTGCGCCGGGCCATACGCAAGAAGGAGAAACAGCATGAAGAACAAGATTGACGATCTCAGAAACCATCTGTTCGAGACCATCGAACGGCTCAAGGACGAAGACAAGCCCATGGATCTCGATCGCGCCAAGACCATATCCCAGGTGGCTCAGACCATCATCGAGGCAGCCAAGACCGAGGTGAAGTTCATGGAGGTGGTGGGCTACAAGAAGGCACAAACCCTGCCGGGCACTGAATTTTTCGGCCGCCCGGCGTTACCGGGCCCGGGCGCGGACCAATAACCACAAGGCAACCACGAAGAAGGAACGAGAGAATGGAAATCAAGATCGATTTGGACCTCCCTGGAATTATCGCAACCGCCGTCACCGCCGAGCGCATTCAGCCGCTTGTGGATAAGGCTATTGCCGAGGCGATCAAGGACGCCATCAGCGACGCCACCGGCTACCGCAGCAAGTTCCGCGAAGAACTCAAGAAGCAGCTCGCAGAGGCTATGCCGCACGGCCTTTCGATTGACGACTGCGCAAAATTTCAGCAGGTGCTGAACAAGACGTTCAGCGAGGCCGTGCACGGTGGAAACGCGCAGACCGTGCAAGCAGCGATGCAGGCAGCGATGCAGGCAGCGGCGAAGTCCGTGATCCCCGACGTGCCAGACCGCATCAAGCTTTCCGAGTTGGTAGAGGCGGCGCGCAGCGGTTTCCACAAGGACAGCCACGAGGAATTTTACGCTCACCTGGAAATTAACAGCTGGGGTGGAGGCACGTTATATCTAGACGGCAACGCCAGCTGCCACGGAAACCATCTAGCAGATATTCGGATTGCGTTCAATAAAGAGGGCGACGTGTACGCCATGCGTCTCGATGGGGAAGACCTCACGCCGAAGAGCCTTCCGACAGTCATCGGATCCTTCGAAGGGCTGCTGCTCTCAATGTACGTCGGCCGCACGTCGGTGGAGCTGGACTGTGACGGGGATGACGTCGCATCTGCGGCGGCTGAGCAATACGAATGACGGCCAGAGGAGACTGCAGATGGACGAAGACCGCAAAGGCATGGAGTGGTGGGGCAAGTTCTGCGCGCTGCCGACATTCTCCTTTTGGCGCGGGCCGGACAATGAACCGTGTCGGGTTATGAAGGTGCCTGATACGTGCGGCGACTGGGTGGAGCGCCGCGCCATGCAGGATGTGGCCGACGCCGCCCAGGCCGAGATTAACCGGCTTAACTCCGAGCTCGAAGCGCTGCGCAACCGGCTGAAGATTCGACTGGTTCAGGAGGGCAAATGAGACTACAAATCAACAGCGCCGGCGCGTGGCGGAATGTCCTCGACTACGACCAGGTCGACGACGCGGCCGTGCGCGAACACGCTGCCGCGCTAGCCACCCTTTCCGGTGACAAGCTCAGGGTGCTGCATGAGGACGGCAAGCCGGCGGCGCGCTGGAGCAAGACGCGGGGCTGGGAAGAGTGGACCCGATGAGCCGCCAGGGGATCGTCGTGATGATCGGAACCTGGCACATTGACCCGAGCGTCATTCGTGCCCTGGAGTCACGCGTGGCCGGCATTGTTGTCGTGGGAAGAAATCCGATGACGATTGCGATTAGTGCCAACCCTTGTGCCCTGGATCTGCCGCATATCGAGCCTCCGGCGCCGAGAGACCAGAGGCCGTATTGGCGGCGATTCGAGAAGCGCAGAACTGGATTCAAATGATGGCTAGAGAGGCATAACAGTGGAACTCATCGTACAGATAGAACGAATTGAAAACGGTTACATCGTTACGGATGGAGAAGATACACGCGTCTTCTATGGGTCCCTGGAAGAGTTCGCGCAGGCGCGGATTGTTGAGCCGCTACGCGAGACCGACCGGAGAATCGTTCACCACGAGCGCCCGGACCATCCTTTCCGCCTCAGTCTGATCGGTAATTTCGACCTGGCATGATCCGCCCCCCGCTCAAATGGGCCGGCAACAAGGCCGGCCTGCTGCACCGCGTTCTCCCGCGCCTGCCCAGGGGCGCGCGGCTGTTCGAGCCGTGCGTCGGGTCGGGCGCGGTGTTCCTCAACACCGACTATCCGGCCTACGTTCTCTCCGACACCAACGCGCACCTGATCGAGTTCTACATCGAGCTGCGGGATCGGGGTGCGCAGTTTGTCAGTGAATGCGCCGAACTGTTCCACGGGGACAATAACAACGCCGAGGCGTTTTACCGCCTGCGCGCGGAGTTTGTGGCCTGCCCCGATCCGCGCCGGCGGGCCGTGTTGTTCCTGTTCCTGAATCGCCACGGCTTCAACGGCCTGACCCGGTACAACCGCGGCGGCGGCTACAACGTCCCGTTCGGCCGTTTCTCCTGGCCCTATTTTCCCGCGCGAGAGCTGCTGGCCATGTCCGCCCGGCTCCAGGGCGTGCCGCTGCTGCATATGGACTTCGAGCAGGCGATCCTCGGCGCGCAGGCCGGCGATGTGGTCTACCTCGATCCGCCTTACACGCCGCTGTCCGCCACCGAGAATTTCACCGCCTATACCGCCGCCGGCTTCACGGCCGCCGATCATGCCCGCATGGTGCGGGCGGCGGCCGCAGCCCGGTCGCGTGGCGTCACGGTGGTGATCAGCAACCACGACACGCCGGCGACGCGCGAACTGTACGCGGCGGCGAAGCTCTACAGATTCAAGGCGAAACGCACGATCAGCGCCAACAGCGCAAAGCGCCGCCCGGCCCCCGAGCTGCTGGCCGTCTATGCGCCGCGCCTGCTGCACCTCAACCTGCGCGGCGAGCGGTGGGACCAGATCGCCGCCGGCACCAAAGGCGAGGAATACCGCCTTGCCGCAAAATGGCGCAGGCAGCTGGAAGACAGGAGCTACGACTGGATCGTCCTCAAACGCGGCTACCCGTGCGCGGGCGATATGGGCAAGATCCTGTTTCGGCCCTGGCGCGGTGTCGAGCTGCGCACCATGACGCATCCGCATTTCGGCGCCGCCCCGGTGGATGTGTACGCGATCCCGGTACAGGGCTTGCGCAACGCCGAAATCTGATCCACCATCACCGCGTCGTTCCACCCCGCAACCCCCCGCCATCGCGCGGGGGGTTTGCGTTTCTGGCCCCGCCTACTCTCTTCCCGTCATCGTCGCGCAACAGCGCATCCCGGACCGGAGGAGAGAAAATGTGACCCTTACCCATACCCTCAAAGAGTTTCGCCGCGCCTCGCTGTGGCTGGTGCTGTTTGTGCTGCTGGCGCTGTACCTGGTGTTCGTCGCCGGCACGCCGGCCGCCAACCTCGACGTGCTGGCCTGGAAGGCGCTGCTGCTGACCGGCGCCGCCTACCTCGGCTACTGGCTGGACCGCAACCTGTTCCCTGGGGCGCGGCCGCATGTATTCGAGTCGAGGGGTTGGGATAACGCGGACTACCTGCACAAACAGCAGCTCATGTTCGAGCGCGCCGACCGCGCCCGCCTGCGCCGCGCCATCATCGTGGCGGCCGTGGTGCTGGCGGCGGCGCTGGGCGTTTGACGTGAAGCGCCTGCTGCCGTTGTTGCTGCCGTTGTTGCTGGTGCTGATGCAGGTCGGCTGCATCGCCGAGCCGGCTGGCGCCGCCGACGCGGTGCCGCGTGCGGCCGCGCAATACCGCCGCGCCCTCACCGCCGAGGCCCATCGCGTGTGGGGCCTGGATGCGCCGGTGGCGCTGTTCGCCGGCCAGGTCCACCAGGAGAGCGGCTGGAACCCTGCGGCGCAAAGCGTTTACGCGGGCGGCATCGCCCAGTTCACGCCGGCGACGGCCGAATGGATCGGCGTCGTCGACGCGCGCCTGGCCGAGCCGGCGCCATTCAATCCCCGCTGGGCGCTGCGTGCGCTGGTGGTCTACGACCTCTGGCTGTACCAGCGCATCACCGGCACCGCCACCGAGTGCGACCGCTGGGCCATGACGCTGTCCTCGTACAACGGCGGCCTGGGCTGGCTCAACCGCGACCGCCGCCTGGCATCGGCTCAGGGGGCCGATCCCGCCCTGTGGTGGTCGCATACCGAGCTGCATTCAAACCGCGCCGCGTGGGCCATTCGCGAGAACCGCGACTACCCCCGGCGCATCCTTTTGCGCTGGGCGCCGCTGTACGAGGCGTCCGGCTGGCCGCGGGGGGCGATATGCGCGCCTGCGCCGTAGCCGTCTCCCTGCTGCTGCTCGCCGTCATCGCCCTGGGCGCGCTGGCCTGGGACCGGCACGGCAAGCTGGCCGCCGCCGAACAGGCAACCCGCGTCCATGTCGTTGCGCTGGAACAGCTGGCCGGCCAGGTGCGCGAATGGCGCGCCGCCGCCGAGGCGCAGCAGGTCCGCGCGGATGCCGCCGCGGCGCGGGCCGTCCAGGTGGAGCGCGCCGCCGAGCGCCGGGCGATGGCCGCCCTGCAGGCGGAGGTGCCGGACGATTGCGCCGGGGCCATGGCCTGGGGCGCCGCGCATGACGCCGAGTTTGCCCGGCGCTGGGAGGCGGGGCGATGACCGGCAAGTATGTGCGGCCGTGGCTCGCCCGCCTGGCATGGCTGGCGTCCGCCGTCATCGGCCTACTGATGGCGCTGCTGACGTCCGGCTGCGCGCCGGCCCCCGTCATCATCCCGAACGAATCCCCCATCCCGCTTTCCTGCCCGGTACCGCCGCCCATCGAGCGGCCGGCGCTGCCCATGGCATCCCTTTCCCCCGCCAGCTCTCCGGCCGCGCGCGAGCGCGCCCGCGCCGCGTCACTGGAACTGCTGGGGGGTTACGTGCAGCGACTCGAAACGCTGCTGGACGGTTACCGCAAAAACGACAAGGAGCCACGATGAGCGGCAACGAACTACTGATCGGCAAGGTGCTGGGCAACCAGCAGGCGCAAACCGTGCTGATGCAAGAGATCCTGACCAACCAGCGCGAGTTCAACCAGCGCCTGAGCAAGGTCGAGAAGCAATCCGCCGTCAACGGCGCGGTGGCCGGCGGCCTGATCTCTGTGTTGGTCACCGCGGTCGGCGCCACGGTCAAGGCCAAGCTGGGTATCGGCGGAGCCTGACGTGGCCCACAACGAAGACACCAAGCGCCGGGTCCGCGCCGCCTACGTCTTTCAGCGCCTGACGCTGGAGGTGGCGGCGTTGGCCCACGACGTGCCGATCTCCACGGTGCGGCGCTGGAAGCGTGAGGCCAAGGCCGCCGGCGACGACTGGGACAACGCCCGTGCCGCCGCCCAGCTCTCGGCCGAGGGTCTGCGCAGCCTGGTGGTGCCGTTGTTGCAGTCCTACCTGACCCAGCACCAGGCCGCCATAGAGGTGCTGGAAGAGCAGCGCAAGGCCGGCAAGCTGGAGGCCCTGCAAGCCGCCAAAATCCTCGCCTCGCTGTCTGATTCCCTGCACAAGACCACCGCAGCCCTGTCCAAGGCCAGCCCGGAGATCTCCGAGCTGGCGATCGCGACCGACGTGCTGGAGCGTTTCGGCAACTGGCTGGCGGACAAGCACCCCAAGCTGGCTCCCGGCTTCCTGGAGGCGCTGCCCGGCTTCGGCGAGGAGCTGAGCCGCGCGTATGGCTAAGAAGACCTCACGCAGCGAATTCCTGCTGGACCTGGAGCGCATGGCCGACAGCCTGCGCGCCCAGATCGAAGCGGGCGTGGACGGCTTCAAGCCCGACGCCGCGGCGCGGGAGGAGCGCCGGGAGCGCTCGCGCCAGGCCTTCCGCAACTTCGCGCGCATCTACTTCCCGCACTACTTCTCGGCCGACGTGGCCGACTCGGTGTTCCAGGCCTGGGCCTTCGAGCGCCTGCACAAGCTGGCGTGGAAGCGCAATGTCTCCGCCCAGGAGATCGCCGGCGTGCTGCGCCAGGTCCGCCGTCGCGGCGACAAGATCGCCCTGGCGGCGCCGCGCGGCGAGGCCAAGACCACGCTGTTGCAGATATTCGCCATCTACTGCGTGGTGTTCGGCCTGCGCCGTTTCATCCCGATCATCTCCGACGCCACCGAGCAGGCCGCCACCATCCTGGAGGGCATCAAGGTCGAGCTGGAGGCCAACCCCCGCCTCGCCATGGACTACCCGGACGCCACCGGCGCCGGCCGGGTGTGGAAGGTGGGCATCATCCTCACCGCCAACAACATCAAGCTCCAGGCCTTCGGCTCCGGCAAGCGCATGCGCGGCCTGCGCCACGGACCACACCGCCCCGACCTGGTGCTGATCGACGACCTGGAAAACGATGAGAACGTCGCCACCAAGGCCCAGCGCGACAAGGGTGAGAGCTGGATCAAGCGCACCGTGCTCAAGCTCGGCCCGCCCGACGACTCCCTCGACGTGGTCTACGTCGGCACCATCCTGCACTACGACTCGGTGCTGAACCGGACACTGCGTAACGCGCTGTGGGAAACCCGCATTTTCAAGGCCCTGATCAAGTGGCCCGACCAGATGGATCTGTGGGACCAGTGGGAAGAGCTGTTCCTCAACGACGGCCGCGAAGCGGCCGAAGCCTTTCACCTGCAACACGAAGCCGCCATGACCGCCGGCGCGATCGTCAGTTGGCCGGACATGCGGCCGCTGATCGTGCTGATGGAGATCCGCGCCCGTGACGGCCACGACTCGTTTGCCAGCGAGCTGCAGAACGATCCCACCGGCGAGGCCAGCGAGTTCAAGAACCTGACCTACTGGGTGGTGCCCTGCCGCCGGTGGGTGTACTTCGGCTCGGTGGACCCGTCCATGGGCCGCGGCCAGCGCTCGGACTTTTCGGCTATCGAGGTCGGCGGCTACGACATGGAACACGGCATCCTCGATGTGGTGGAGGCATCCATCAAGCGGCGGCCGCCGCAGATGATCGTCCACGACGTGATCGAGTTCCAGAAGCAATACGAGATCATTGCCTGGGCCGTCGAGTCAATTGCGTTCCAGGAGATCCTGCGCGAGCTGATCGTCGATCAGTCCGCCGAACAGGGCATCCATGTGCCGGCGCTGCCGTTCCCGGAATACTTCAC